GAGCTACAGATCTAAATGATTATGGTTATTGCCCATCTGGCATTGATTTTCTGATGGAACAGAAGCGCGCAGCTGATCATTTGATTACAAACCCGCCCTACAAGCTCGCTGAGGCGTTCATAAGCCATGCCATAGCACTAGGATGCACCAAACACGCCTGGTTGCTGCGACTGAGCTTCCTGGAGGGAATACAGCGTTATTGGCGTTTGTTTGCCATGAATCCACCAGCAAAGATCTATGTGTTCAGCCGGCGCTTGACGATTTGGCGCGGCGATCAAGAGGTGAGCGGCTCCGGCACGACTGCGTATGCCTGGTTTGTATGGCAAGCAGATCACCACGATGACCCAGCAGTGAGGTGGATAGCATGACACGCGATGAAGCAATGCAGCTCGCCAGGGCTGAGTACCGGCGCGGCATTATGGATGGCATGGGCATTAACCTGATTGCCGAGGCTTGGGACATACCGCGTTACCAGGTGGTCAGGCACGGTGACGGATACGGTCTAATGACCGAGGGCTACTTACTAGCCGAGATGGCTAAGCAGATAATGGAGATGGATCTTGGATCAGACACAGTGGCCTCAAACGTGCGTGAGTTGCGGGGCAAAGCACGAAAGACTATGGGGCACCTGGATAATCAACGGGGCCGGAAAGTTGCTGTGCGCTAACGATAAGTGCTGGCGAGAACAAGTAAAAAAGGAGAAAGAAAATGGGAAGAACATGGACAAAAGCTCAACGTGAGCAACAGTCACGCCGAGTCAAGGCATATTGGGCACGGCGCAAACAGGCTGAGATGACGCTGTGGCAGCGGATAAAAAATCTTATTGGATTGGCTTGAGGGGATTGACAGATGAAACGCCTATCATGTAGCTCTAAGTCTAAGAGATCTACGGGGTCTCAGAAAGTCTCAGATAACCCACACATAAATTTTTTACTAACTAAGCAAGCTAAGCTCTGCAAAGCTCCGTATGTCCAAGCTATAGATAGATCTAAGATAGATCCTATTGCTGAGCTTGAACGTAGAGTTATGAAAAAGCTTAGACCTAAGCTTAGCTTAGATAGCTTCAAGGAGCTGCAAAAAGCTCTCAATGCTATGTCTGCGATAGATCGAATTGATTATTTGCACACAATGCAGGATAAGCTCAATGGACGTGGCTAGTCTTAACGAGCTGTTCATGGAAGCAGCCGAGACAGAACGCAAGCTACCAGCTGCTATTCGCAGACAAAAGATGAGCGCATGGCCTGACTATGTTATTGAATGGTCAGCCTATGGCTACAGTGCTTTCGAAGCACCCAGGCTCAAAGCTACGCCGGATCAGATATCAAGATATGACAAGGCTGTTGGCCTGGCTGTTACAAAGCTTGACGAGGAGGATCGGCGCCTTGTCTGGGCTGTAGCACATAGCGCAGCGTTCAGAGAGCGTGGACCGTCCTGGACAAAGCTTGCAAGGATATTGCAGCTCAACGATCCAAGGATCGTCAAGCGACGCTACAAGGATGTATTGATTAGATTGTATTATGTGTTGTGACATTATTCGTCAAAGCACTTGACGCGAATGTTCTAAAAGTAGTACAGATTCTTATACGCTGCACCATATGTTGCGTATAAACCTCCCTTAACTTGAACCTTACAGCTGTAGCACTTCTCTGAATAAGAGAAAGAACAGCGCTAGAGGGACAGACGTAAGACCTTACAGTTTGGTTTTCACTCTGTCCCTCGCTCTTTTGGATGGCTATGGCTAAACGACGTATCACAAAAGCACAGATGACAACGATCTGCGAGAGGATTGCAGACGGGATTAGTCTGACCAGGATATGTAACGAGGATAGCTCGTTGCCTAGCTGGAGAACAGTGCTGCGCCATGTTCAAGAGGATGAGGAAGCTTACACAAGCTATAGAACAGCTAGAGCTCTGCAATGCGAGGTAATGCGTGATCAGATCATTGATCTCGTTGAAGCGCCATTGCCTGACGATCCTAAGCTAGCTATGGCTGAGGTACAGCGTAGACGGTTAGAGGCAGATCACAAGGATAAGCACATCAGGCAGATGCAACCTCTTGGCATTAGAGACAAGGCAGATGACAAGCAACAGCAGAGCGGGACTGTGACTTTGACGTGGGGCAATGCTGAACCTGTAGTGGTGAATTGATATATACAAAAGGCTGTGTGTGTCAGTGCTCGCGCGCACAAGGCACCCAAAGCTTTTTGTTTTTCGCTGATTGATGCCAGGCTGTAGCAGTCTTGGCACTGGCTTGGCACTGGCTAGGCTGCAACCATTGATATGCTTACGAGAGTGACGGGATATGTACCTGTTGTGTGTGTGGGATTTCCTAAACGCGACCCCCACCTACCCCCAGATGCGCCCGCCGAATCTATAGCGTATAATAACCTATCATGAGCCTGTCTCTCACATGAACATTGAGATCCCCTATACACCTAGACCGCTCCAGGCTGAGCTTCACGCTGAGCTGCAAGCCAAGCGCTGGGGCGTTGTCGTACTGCATCGACGTGCTGGCAAGACTGTCATGGCGATAAATCACTTGCTGAGAGAGGCGGTGCTCAATCCGAATACCAATCCCCGCTGTGCTTACATAGCGCCGACCTATCGGCAAGCTAAGGCGGTTGCATGGGATTATCTGAAACAGTTTGCCGGCAAGATACCGATGGCAAGGTTCCATGAGACTGAGCTCAGGTGTGATTTGCCTAATGGTGCGAGGATACAGCTGTTAGGCGCTGAGAACCCGGATAGCTTGCGCGGTATTTATCTGGACATGGCTTGCCTGGATGAGATGGCAGATATGCCGGAGAGTTTATTTCCTGAGATCATCAGGCCGGCACTGAGTGACCGTAAGGGCAAGGCGCTATTTATCGGTACGCCGAGGGGTCACAACGCCTTCTATGAGCTTTTTACGGCGGCTGAGAGCCAGGATGATTGGTATACAGCGATCCATAAGGCGAGTGAGACCGGCATTTTGGATGCCGAGGAGCTGGAAGCTGCCAGGTCGATGATGTCAGCTGATCAGTTTGAACAGGAGTTTGAGTGCTCTTGGGTTGCCAATGTCCCAGGGGCTGTTTTTGGAAAAGAGCTGCAAGAGGCTCAGGAGAAGGGGCGCATCTCTTCAGTTCCGTATGATCCGACGGTCCGGGTAGATACCTGGTGGGATCTGGGCATAGGCGATAGCACGGCGATTTGGTTTACGCAAAGCGTAGGCCGGGCTGTTCACGTCATTGATTTTTACGAGAACAGGGGCGAGGGCTTGCCGCATTACGCAAAAGTTCTGGCTGACAAGGATTATTTTTACGGCACACATAATGCGCCGCACGATATTGAAGTGCGAGAATTGGGCAGCGGTAAGAGCCGGCGCGAGGTCTCTTGGGATTTAGGTATAAATTTTAGGGTGGTTCCAAAGCTGCCTGTCGAGGACGGACTTCATGCTGCACAGATGCTTATACCACGCTGCTGGTTTGACAAAACCCTTTGTGGGCCGGGGCTGGAAGCGCTTAGGCAGTATCATAGGGCGTATAACGAGCGGCTTAGAAGCTTTAGGAACACGCCTGTTCATGACTGGTCGAGCCATGCTGCAGATGCTTTTCGGTATTTGGCAGTCGGCCTTAAAGAAAATACGCAGTATGACAGACCGCCTCAAGCGTTAGCTGATAACGGATACAACCCGTTAGGAGTAAGTTTATGAGTTTTCTACGCCCAAAGATTGTAATGCCGCCGCCAGTATCAGCGCCGCCACCCCCGCCAGCTGTTGTTACGCCAGAGGCCGTTGTTCGCCCAAATGACGTGGTTGATGCAACGAAGGACAACATGACCGGCGAGAAAGCTAAGAAAAAAGCTAACCAGAAAACGAATGTCAAAACATCAGCCCAGGGCGTGATGTCAGAAGCACCAGTTCAATACGCCTCGTTGTTAGGCGCATCAAAACGAACAAAGCAGCCAGGAGATTGATATGGGCGGAGTAATTAGAAGAGTAAGAAAAATTGTTAGAAAGGTTACAAAGCCAGTCAGAAGAGTGGTTAGGGAAGCCGCCCGTGAAACCCTAAAAGCAACCGGCGCTTTGCCGTCCAATAAAGAGATTGCTAGTGAGCAAATGAAAGCTGACGCAGCCGCCGCAAAGGCTGCAGCTGAGGCAAAAGCAGCGCAAGAAAAGGCTGCAGCTGAGGCAGAGGCAAAACGTAAACAAGATGCGGCTTTTAAAGCCCAACAGGGTGTGGATGTTGTTGATGCCAACAATCCTGACGATGCGGAATATTCCGAGGGCAAAACAAAGAAGAAGAGAAAGAAAACCAAAACAATACTTACCGGCACAAAGGGCGTTATCGGTGATGCGCCTACAGAATCCAAAACACTTCTGGGTGGCTAAATGGCTGACGAAATTGCAAGCATACTGCTAAAACGCTTCCATAGCCTGGAAACGCAGCGGCAGACCTGGGAGGCGCACTGGCAAGAGGTGGCCGACTATGTCGTGCCACGGAAAGCCGACGTGACCAAAAACCGCTCACCTGGCGACAAGCGCTCCGAGCTGGTCTTTGATGGCACCGCTATTCATGCAGCTGAGCTGCTGGCCGCGTCACTGCATGGTATGCTGACCA